GCTGATCCAATCCGCGGTTGGTGTCCTCCTCCCGCGGTAACGTGGCAACCGCCGGTGAACAGACCCCCCGGCGGTTGCTTCACTTCTTGCGGCGTTTGGTTTGAACGATCACGGGCTCGGCGCGGTGGTCCAACTCTGCGCGCAGTACGGTCCGGACCGCAGCCATGAGGGCTTCGGCCTGCGACTCGATCTGGGCGTCGATATATCGCTTGTAGCCTTGGTCGGTCTGCCAGAAGCCGCGACAGTGCTCGATCGCCTCGGCTGCTCCGGATTTGGCCGCCTGGCGGATCAGCGCGCGCATCCCTGCCAACTTCGCGGCTTCGCTCTCGCGCTTCCGGGCTTTCGGCTTGCGGCGTTTCTTGGCCATGTGTCCTCCGTAGGCCGGCTCGCACGGCCCTGCCGGTGACCCCCCGGCTGGCTGTATCGACAACCGCGTGCGGCGGACAACCGTAGCGGAACGCGCGATCCAGGGTTACAAGTATCACCACGCACTGTTGGGATGTCAAGTAATAGCTATTGACAACACAACACGGCGTTGGGTAGCCTCCATTGCAGTTGGAGCAATGGAGCAAACATGAGCAAGCACACACCGGGGCCGTGGACGGCCGAACCCCATTCATCCCATGAAATGGCGTTTCTTGTTACCAGCACAGCCCCCCAATCTGTCGGTGGCGACAGAACGGTAATGGTCGCCAAATTTGCCTCTCGCGACGACGCCCGCCTGATCGCCGCCGCGCCCGATCTGTTGGCCGCGCTGAAACATGCCACCCGCATGATGGAAGGCATGGACGATCCGCATTTCGTGGACGTGCTCAAGCAAGCCCGCGCTGCCATCGCCAAGGCTGAGGGCGTGTCGTGAGCGACGGCCGTTACACTCTCGGCATCTATCTCGCCATCGGCATCACCGGCGCTGCCTTCGGGCAGGTGAAGGCGACGACCACGGCGGACCTGGCGGCCGCTGTGCCGCGTTACGTTGCATCGCCACCGGAAAAGGTAGTGATCGACTACGGTCGCGGCGGGCTGGTCGCCGAGCATAACCGGATGTATGCCGACTATCGGAAAACTCATGCCAAGGTGGAGATACGCGGGCCCTGTTATTCTGCCTGCACGCTGGTCACCGCCTACATCGGCAAGGATAGTCTGTGCATCGGCGACGGCGCATTCTTTGCGTTCCACGCGGTGCGCTCGGCCGAAAGGCGCGAGCTCATGCCGGACCAAACCGCCCGCGCCTACTCGATGCAGCCGCCGGAAATCCAACGCTGGATCGACGACCATGGCGGCTGGCACAAACTGCCGCTCGACGGCTACTGGACGATGTACGACCGCGACCTGTGGGCGATGGGCTATCCGAGGTGCTCACCATGACCGACACCTACACCATGGACGAAGAAATGGCGCCGGACGACGCCACTGAGCCGGGTGAAGCGTCGGAGCCGGGCGAAGGCGCCAAGCAATCGCAGCAGGAGGCCAACTATCGCGAGGGCAACCCGCAGCGCAGTTGCGGTCTGTGCGGCTATTTCGACAGCAAGGGCCATAGCTGCGATGTGGTCGAGGGCGATATTTCGCCGTTCGGGTACTCCGATCGCTATCAGCGTCAGGACAATCCGTTCCGCGAGGGCGAAACGGAAGGCTTCAAGGGCGGCACCAAGGTTGCGGTGAACACGCCCGTGACGGCCATGGCCGGACCACTTGGATCGATCGTGCCACCTTCTGGGCTGCTGCAGATCGGCCGCAAAACGTATGGTGAAGCGTGAGAGCACTTGCGCTCGGCTTCGTGTTGCTCGCGGCCACGGTGGCGCAGGCCGAGGATCGCAACGAATGCATCCGCAAGTTTGAGCATTTCATTTTTGATAAAGGGCAGACGACAGCCAATCGCCTATGCGATCCGAAAAACTTCGTCACCAATCCGAATGAATACGGCTGGGCTTGCGACTATGACGTCCACGCTATAGTGCGCGTCAAGGGCCGTGGGGCAAAGCAGCAAAGGGATGCGCTTTGTGGGACTGAATGAGTACCGAATTCAATCGCTGCTGGCCCTGGCTCGAGGCTTCGCTGAACGAGTTCGGCGCCACCCATACCAAGGATCAAGTCTGGGAAGCGATCTGCCGCGGCGCCATCCTGTGGCCGGGCGAGAAAGCCGTCATCCTGACAACGATGGTCACCTATCCGATCGGGATCCGCTGCTGCAGTGTTTGGCTACAGGGCGGCGAGCTCGAGGAGCTCAAGACCATGTACCCGATGATCGAGAAATACGCCCGCGCGCAGGGCTGCGACTGGCTGATCGGCTGGGGCCGTGACGGCTGGGTCAAGGTCATGCCGGGCTGGGTGAGTTGCGGCACCAGGCGCAAGAAGGTTCTGACCGAATGATCCACGAGATAGTGCCAGCCGGTTCCGCACCACTCTAAGGCTGGGTCGTCCCCAGCACACCTTCGGGCTTTCAAGGACCGTGCGGCGGTATGCCCTAGACCCGCGGCCGGGCCCGGTATTTTCCCTTTTAACCGACTGGCACAGCAATCATGCATCATCCGTGGGATCGCGCGCAACTGGATGAATGGTTGCCGCGAAGCCTGCGGCTATGCTGGGGCGGCAGCGGCGAGAGCGACGGCGGCGGTGGTTGGAGCGACGGAGGCGGTGGCGGCTTTACCGGCGGCGGCGACTGGGGCAGTTCCGGATCCTACGATGCCTCGGGCTTCAATGCCGGCGGCGACCTCGGGGCCTGGGCGGGCACGGCCTACGATGCGTCCACCTTCGGCACCGGGGCCGGCGCTGGCGGCGATTGGGGCACCTTCGGCGACACCAATTACAGCGGCTTCAATGCCACCAATCCGACCTTTGCCGACATTGCCGGGCCCAATCCTGGGGTGACCACGGGCGGCGGCGATTGGGGATCGGCCGGCACGACCAGCTTTGCCGGCACCGGCGGCGGGCCAGGCGGCGGCTTGTGGGGTGACAGCGGCGGTGGCTCATACGGTGGTGGCGGCGGCTTGTGGGGTGGCGAAAGCATCAGCGGCCCTGGCGGTGGTCCGTTCAGCGACTACGGGGGTGGCGGCGGTCTCTACGGCGGCGGCGGCGGCGGCGGTGGCGGCGGCGGCAGTTACACCGGCGGTGGTGGCGGCAAGAGTGGCGGCGCCGGTCCCTTCGGCGCCAGCAACTTCGGCGGCGAGGGCGGCGGAAAAAGTTATGCGGGCAGTCCCACGGCCAGCCCGGGGTGGGAACCGGCCGCGGCCGGTAAGGGCGGCGACGAGGCACCGCCCGATGCTGCGCCCGCGGCTCCCGATGCTCCCGATGCCGGACCCGTGGCGGCGCCCGATGACCAACCCGATGCCGCACCATTAGGTGCCCCGCCTGCTCAAGACGCTCCCCCGAGCGACGAGCCGGCTCCTAGTCAGGACGCGCCCGCGCCGTCGGAAAGTCGACCAGCCTCGTCGGAAAGCCGGCCCGCGCCGTCTGAACCAGATGCGGCGCCTTCGGCCTTCGGGCCGCAAAGTGTTATTGCTGGCGGCCGAGAGACAAACTTCGATTATGGCCCAAGCCAATCCTATCAACAGGCGTCGCAGCAACTTAGCGACCTGACGCAATCGGCATTGGCGCCGGCGGATGTTAACTGGGGATCGGTGTTTGAGGCGCCCAGTGATCCATCATACCAACCAGATGCGCGGGAAGGCCCCATGGGGCCAATTGCCGAGCCGGGATGGTTTCAAAGCCTTATCTCGGACATCCCCGGTGTAACGACGCCGGCATGGGCGCAAGATTTCGGGAAATCGATAACTGACATTAACACCTGGCTGGCACCGCAAAATCAGGGGGTGATTAATTACCTAGGCAATCTTTATGACCAAGCGACGCAGCCTAATTGGGGTTCGGTGTTCGAGGGCGCCGCCGGTCCTAGCCAAGCCTACCAGCAGGGCACGCAAGACCTCAGCAATCTGACGCAATCGGCATTGGCGCCGCAGGATGTCAATTGGGGTTCGGTGTTTGAGGGTGCCGCGCCTGATAGCGGCATCAACCCCGGCGCCGAGCAGACCGGGGTTGTAGAGGCTTCGCCTGCCATCGAAGCATTTATCCCCGGCGGCAGGGAAACCGATTTCACGGGTTACGAGAGTTTGCCGGGTGGGCAAATTTCGGCATTCATCCCCGGTGGACAGGAAACAAACTTCGATTATGCGCCGGCGGTAACCGCCGAGCCTGCGCCCGCGCTGGATGCTGCGCACCCCTACGCCGAAACGCTGGACACCGGCCAGCCCGGACAACAGACGACCACCGACGACGCTTCCACCAAGGGCGGCGATCCTGCGCTGTCGGGTTATCCGGCCGATGCGACACTGGGCCAGCCAACGGCCGGTCAGCCGGGCACACAGGGCCAGCCGGCTACCGCACCTGCGCAGGGCGGGTCGCTTACTGTTGCTACGGAGGCGTCCAATAACATTGCCAATGCAACGTCCAATGCGGCGCAGGACGTTGGGGCTCCACCGCAAGCGGGTGATGCTGCCTCGCAGGCCGCATACAACGCCTCGCTCAATCTGAACAGCCCGAGCGAGATTGCCACCGCGGCAATGGCGGCGGCACTTGAGGCGGGCGCCACGCAGGCACAGGCTGATGCGATTGCAGCCGCGGCTCTCAACGCTGCCAACAGCCAGAGCGGATTTACCCCTGGCCCGCCAGCGCAGCAGCAACAGGCGCCGCCCGGCCCCGAGCAGCCAGGCGCACCGTTTGGGCCAGAGGCGCCTAGCACCACTTCTACAATTGCAGGCGGCCGGGCAACAGATTTCCAATATGCGCCATCGACACAGGCACCGCCGAGCCTAGTGGACATGGCACAACCGGGCACGCAGACGCCGCCCTCGCCGCCCTCGCCGCCCTCGCCGCCCTCGCCGCCCGCGCCGGCCGCGGAGCCGCCCGGCCTGGTCGATATGCAGACGCAACCGGCACCGGCGCTGCCGCCGCCCACTCAAACACCAACGGACACGCAGCCGGGAACGCCAGGAGGCCAGCCGGCGGGACAAATGGGAGGGGCCAAGGGTACTTACGACGCCCCCCCATGGCAGGGGCCGACTACCGGCGATCGGTACTTGTCGGAGGTTTACGACCGGGTGCCACAGAAGCGCGATAGTACCGGCGATTTCACTTGGAAGGATATCGATAGTGCCGGCCGGCTCGGCATGGAAAAAACGCAATATGCCATTGGCGGCCTAAATCCTGATGTCAAAACGATCGTTGAGGCCATGGGCAAGGCCATAGATAGGGCCGGCATTCCTTGGACAATGACTGCGGCCTTTCGCGATAATTATCGGCAAGGGCTTATCACAGAGGGGTTCAGAGCAAAGCCGTCGGGTTCCTGGCATGGCGGCACTTCGACGGTTCCCACTGAGCCGGGCCTCCGAGGCGGCATTAAGGGTGAGTCTCGGGAAGATACCAAAAACGCGGCTACCAAGGAGCAGATTGCGAGGGGAGGAGAAACCTACGGATTGGGACGGGCTCTGGATGTGACGGGTGTTAGGGGAAACCAAAATCAAGTTTGGAACTGGATCGACCAAAACGGTTCGAAGTTTAACATCAGCCGCCCATACGGGTCGGTTGACCCGGCGCACATCCAGCCGGTTGGCGATTTCCGCGCCTTGGCCGCTAAAATCCGCCAAGGGTTCGATCCCCTGACGGGAAAATACCAGACCGACGACGGCAAACCGGACCCGAATTTTGCACGAAAACAGGAGGCGCAAGATCGCGCGCAGCGGGAAGCCGCGCGGCCAGATGTTCCGCGCCCGCCGGCCGACATCCCGCCGACGGTTCTCCAGCCGCCCGATGTTGCACGACCGCCGGCCGATATCCCCGCGCCCACGGCATTGCCGCCGCCGACCATGCCGCTCGCGCCCGAAACGCGGCCGCCGGCCGATATTCCGGTGACCCTGACGCCGCCCGCCCGTGGGCGCTTGGACCCCGCGGTGCAGACGCAAAATGCGCTGAACATCATTCAGCAATCCACAGCAAAGCTGAATACGAATTCTGGGCAAGCGGAGTTTAACGCCGCCGGTGTTGTAGCCGCCAAGGGGCTCGCAGCGGCGGGCGTTCCGCTCGCTATGGCGCAAAGCCTGATGACCAGATCAGCCTATGCGGGTGCCGAAAAAGTCGGCTACGGCCCATCCTCGATGGGCTGGAATGCGATATATAAGGGCGCCATTGATAGCGGCATTGCAGCCGCCCTGCAGGGTTACCAACCGGCCAGGCCCGGCGAGGTGCAGGGGCCGCCGTCGCCATTCGCACCCGGCAAACAGGGCGCGGCGCCATTCGGATTGCTCCATTTCGTGGCCGGCGGCCGTGATGCTGGGGTGCCGCCTGCGATAGGACCAGAACTTGGACCCGGAAGGGCTGAGTGGGAAAGCTCAAGGCCAGGGGGGCCAATGGGGTTTGACCCAAATGTTCTGATAGAAGGCCCTCAATCCACGCCGCCGCCGCCACCTTCAGCACTCCAGGCACCCAACCCTAACAGGCCGGGTATTGATCCCTACATCTTCATGCTCCAACAGTTGGAGCAGCAACAATACCAGCAAGATTTACAATCCCAAGGTTGGCGTGCGCTGGCCAAGGGCGGCCACGTCGCCAAGGACGAGCCTGTCGTGGTGGGCGAGGAAGGCCCGGAAACCTTCGTGCCGGATCAGCCGGGCACGGTGGTGCCGCACATGCCGCAGCCGGGAAAAGGTAAGAATGTCGATCGCTGGCCCAAACTGCCGGCCGTGCTGTATCCCGGCCGCTATGGCGGCGTCGAGCGCGAGATCGAACGGCAGACGCGCGAAGCCCAGAACCCTATGCCGGGCCTGATGGACCTGATCGACAGCGGGCGGTTGCCGCTCAATGCCGCCAACTGGCAAAGAATGCTGAACGATCCGAGCCTGATCGCCCTCGGGCGGTCGCGCATGGAGGACAGGACCAACGGCGGACCGGAACCCGAGCCGGCCGTTGCCGCTGGGCCTCCCGATCCAAATAACCCGATGGCGCAGGCGCTCGGGTACGGGTCGATCAAGCGTCGGCCCATGCAGATCGGCCGTCAGATTTACTAGTTTAGAATGTTTGAAATCATAGGAGCCGTGCCATGCCATTTCGTGGTGGACCGCCGCCGGAATTGGGGTTGGGGCAAGTGGGGCAACAGGCGCAGCCCCAGGTGCCGGGCCTGCTGCAAATGGCGCAGGACGCCATGGACGGCGGCGGCAGAGGCGGCGGCGGGCCGATGTCTGAACAAGTTCCCATGGCCGGGGCCGCACCGGCCTACAATCCAGGGACAACGGCGGGCGGCTATAATGCCGTCTTCGATCCGCGAGCGCCCACCGATGGCGGCTGGTTCACCATGGCGGATTACAACAAGGGAAACACCCAGGGCATCGGGGCAAGTAATAGATCCCGCCCCGGCTCCAGCACTATGCTTTCGACCAACAATTGGCGATTGCTGCCGAAGGACTACCAAAACCCCGATTACTTTATGATTGACGGGGACATTGTTAGCCGTCGTGCGGCACAGGCTGCGCTGGCTCCCAAATCCGTCCTCGGGACGGAGGGCACTGGCTTCCCCGGCTATAACTTCATGGGGGGAGGGCAGTGGATGACGCCAATCGGCTCGCAAGGCGCGATGCAAGGCCACATCGGGGGACTGAGCCCGTGGGCAACGACCTCAACCCCCACATATTAGACGGACGACATCATGGGCAGTTCATACAAGCCGACAGGCCGCAAAAATGGCGTCCGCAAGCGCATCCCCGGCGTGCCTTACCACACCGAGGAAGTGCGGGCGAAAATCAAGGCGTCGTTGCTGATCCACCGGCTGCAGGCGCACATCTTCGAGGGGCTCGAGTTGAGCATGAGTCAGATCAAGGGCATCGAGATCCTGTTGCGGAAATGCCTTCCCGATCTGACCACAACTACCGTCACGGCCGAATTCAATGTGCGCTACGTCGCGGAGTTGCCGCCGATGCTGTCGCGCGAGGAATGGGAAAAGAAATACTCCATCGACCACCTTGACCCCAATCCCAAGCCGCTCGCCATCACCAACGGCAGCGGAAACCTGCAGTAACCATGCCGCCGGTCGAGCGGGTGATCTGGTCGCCTGGGGCCAACTGGCCGCAATGGGCGATGATCCAATGCCCGGTCTTTGAGATCTTCTTCGGCGGCGCGCGCGGAGGGGGCAAGACTGACGGCGTGCTCGGCGAATGGCTGGCGCACGCCAACCAGTATGGCGTCAATGCCGCCGGCCTGATGGTCCGGCGCACGCGCACGGAACTGATCGACACGATCGAGCGATCGCGCGCGATCTACGGGCCGCTGGGCTGGAAATATCAGGAGCAGGACAAGATCTGGCGCGATCCGAAGGGCGCGCGGCTGCGGTTCGCGTATCTCGAGCGCGACGCCGACGCCGAGCTCTACCAGGGCCACAGCTATACGCGGGTCTATATCGAGGAATGCGGGAACTTCCCGTCGCCGGCGCCGATCATGAAATTGATGGCGACGCTGCGCTCGGGTGCAGGCGTTCCGGTCGGCATGCGGCTGACCGGCAATCCGGGCGGTCCCGGTCATCAGTGGGTGAAGGCCAGATACGTTGACCCAGCCCCCCTAGGCAACAAGGTCGTCACCGACCCGGTGACCGGGCTCGCACGGGTGTTCATTCCGTCAAAGGTGGACAACAACGTCTTTATCGATGCCGAGAGCTACAAGCAGCGGCTGCGCGCCTCGGGCAGCGCGGAACTGGTGGCGGCATGGCTGGCGGGTGACTGGTCGGTCACGCTCGGCGCGTTCTTCGACTGCTGGAGTTCCGATCGCCACGTCATTCGGCCGTTTGAAATCCCGAGCGACTGGATGCGCTTCCGTTCGATGGATTGGGGATCCGCGTCGCCATTCTCGGTTGGCTGGTGGGCGGTGGTGTCGGACGATTGGGAAGTGCAGGGCCGCACCCTGCCGCGCGGCTGCATGGTGCGCTATCGCGAATGGTACGGCATGAAGCCGGGGCAACCGAATGTCGGGATCAAGCTGCACGCGGCGGAAGTTGGCAAGGAGATATCTGCCAGGGAAAAGGGCGAAGATATCTCCTATGGAGTGCTGGACCCTTCGGCCTTCGCCGAGGACGGCGGGCCGTCGATCGCCGAGAGCATGGGCACCGGCAGCGCCGGCAAAGTGTGGTTCAAGCGCGCGGACAACACCCGGATCAATCGGAGGGTCGCCGGCACCTTCGGCGGCTGGGATCAGGTGCGCGCCCGGTTGGTCGGCAACGATGACGGCCAGGCAATGATCGTGACGTTCTCGACCTGTGTGGACAGCATCCGCACCATTCCGTTCCTGCAGCACGATCCCGATCGATATGAGGATGTGATGTCGGACAGTGAGGACCACGCCGGCGACGAGTGGCGCTATGCCTGCATGTCGCGGCCGTATGCGAAGGCGAAGGAGCCGAAGAAGCCCGAGGACATCAGCGGCTATGCCCCCGTGCAGCCGACCGCGCAACCCGGGGATTGGCGGACCTACGTCGTATGGATGGCAGCATGTCTGATCGGCTTAGAGCGGTTATTTCCTACGATCCTGTGACGGGAGTGCTCTCCCGCAAGGGTAGGCCACTGACCGGCACAAATACTGCCGGCTACATTCAACTGATGGTGGACAGTCAGTTTTACTACGGCCACCGGCTCGCATGGTGGCTCCACTACGGCAAATGGCCAACCGGCGAGATCGACCACATCAACGGCAACAAATCTGACAATCGGATCGTCAACCTGCGATTAGCCACCCGAGGCCAGAACGTCGATAACAGGAAGAAACACCGCACGGGGCCAAAGGGAGCGTTCCGGTTCAAGCGGGGGCCGAAGTGGACCGCTCAAATTCGCCATGATGGCGTAAAGTATCATCTTGGCGTGTTCGATGACGAGCGCATCGCCCATGAGGCGTATTGCGAGGCCGCGCGGCGCCTGAAGGGCGAATTCGCACGATTGGATTAAGCGGTAGGGCCCCCGCTCGCCAAGCCATGCTTCCGGGCTCTCCCATCTTGGGTAAGCGGGGCGCTTCCAATGGGCGGATGAGTGCCTAGCACGGGTCAGGCCATGACTGCCCTACCATTCACAAGGATACACCAATGCCCACCGTCGAACAGAAATTTGCAACCTTCGTGAGTCTGCTGACGCCCGAGGAACAGCGCGCCGTTGCGCCGCTGATGCAGACGTTTGCCGGCGCGATGGGCGGGCCGCAGCCGGGCGGTGAGCCTGGGGGGAATGAAGGGGGGGCAATTCCCCCACCGACCGATGCCCCGCCGATGCAGCCGCCGGCCGCCGCACCGCCACCGTCCGCCATTCCGGGCGGGCCGCCGCTACCGCCGCCCGATCCGGCGACGATGAATATCGGCCGGCAGCAGTATTGAGGGCCGCGCCATGCCATCCGAGCCAGGCAACATCGACCTGAAAAAGCGGCCGGTGGTGAAAAATCCCGACGGTTCGATTTCCACCGTGCGCTCGATGGGCGTGAACATTGATGGTCGTGAGGTGCTGATCCCGACCGTGCATCCCGACGGCTACATCATGTCGGATGATGATGCGATTGCGCATTACCGCAAGACCGGCCAGCACCTCGGCAAGTTCGATACGCCGGCAGAGAGCGACGCCTACGCACAGCAATTGCATGAAGATCAGGCCAAGCAGTATGTGCCGCAATTGCAGATCGGCCGTCAGTCATACGGGGCAAAATAATGGTCACCACGTCGGTCCCCAATGCCACCGGCTATCGCCAAGGCGGGTCAGCGGCCGGTCGTGGGCCCGCCGACCTGGACGATCCGAAAGAGAATGCCGACGGCACATGGACGCTGGAAAAGTGCATCAAGGCATACACCACCTACCTCGACAACAAGACGCAGGAAATTCAGGAGCAGCAGAACGCGCGTCGCTATCGCCATGGCGCGCAGTGGACCGCGGAGCAGGTCAAGACGCTCAACGACCGCAAGCAGCCGGTGGTGACGTACAATAAGATAGGGCGCAAGATCGACGGCATCGTGGGGTTGGTGGAACGGCTCAAGCAGGATCCGAAAGCATTCCCGCGCACGCCGCAACACCAGCAGGGCGCCGACCTGGCGACCGCGGTGCTGCGCTATCTGATGGATCGCAACAAGTGGAACGAGGTTGGCCCGATCATTGCCGAGGCTGCCGCGATCGACGGCCTGGCCGGGATCGAGCTTGACCTCAAAGTGATGCCGCAAAAGGAGCAACCGCAGCAGCAACAGCAACAGCCCCCGCAGCCGGGTGGAAACGTCGTTCCGTTTCCCGGCATGGGACACAACGGCGGGCCACCGCTGGAACCACCGCCACCCGACTACGATGTGCTGTTCGGACCCGTCGATAATGACGGGTTTTTTTATGACCCGCGCTCGTTCAAGCACGATTTCGATGACGCCCGCTACATGGGCATCGGCAAATACGTGGACGAGGAAATGCTGGTCGAGTTGCTGCCTGGCATGGAGGACGACATCCGGGCCGCCTGCGACAGCAGCGGAGAGTTGACGACCAATTCCGACCGCGACACCCGATGGTTCCAATCCGCCGGCGACTTCAAGCAGGTCAGGCTTGTTGACATTTGGTATAAGTCGAAGGGCGGCTGGAAGTGGGCGCTGTTCACCGCCTCCAAGATCCTGATGGCCGGCGACTCGCCGTTCATGGACGAGAACGGCAAGGCGTTCTGCAAATACCTGATGTTTTCGTCCCAGGTCGATCACGATGGCGACCGCTACGGCTTCCCGCGCAATCTGCAATCGGCGCAGGACGAGGTGAACCAACGCCGATCGAAGGGCCTGCACGAACTCAATAACCGCCGCATCATGGCGACCAAGGCGGCGGTGGCCGATGGCAACGTGGAGGCGATGCGGCGCGAGGCGGCGCGCTCCGACGGCATCGTGCTGGTCAACACCTCGTTGGACGACATCAAATTCGACGATCAGGCCAAGCAGGCCCAGATCATGGGCCAGTTGGAGTTTATGCGCGATGCCGCGCAGGAAATCGAGAACTTCGGGCCCAACCCGGCGCTGGCCGGCGGTGCTCAGGGCGGTGGGCTGACGGCGGGCTCGTCCGGCCGCGCCATTGCGCTGCTGCAGCAGGCCGGCATTGCCGAACTTGGCCCCTACATGCTCAACCTGCGCGCCTGGAAAATGCGGGTGTATCGCAGCCTGTTCAATTCGGTGCAGAAGTACTGGACCAACGAGCGGTGGATCAGGGTCACCGACGCCGAGGGCCAACCGCAATTCGTCAAGATCAATGAAACCATATCGGTCGATCCGGTCACCGGAACGCCGATGTTGCGTAATGCCATCGGCGAATTGGACGTTGACATCATCCTGGACGAAGGCCCCGACACCGTCACGCTGATGCAGGACACCTACGACGCAATCGCGCAGGCATTGCCCGCGGTGGCGCCGATGCTGTCGCCCAGCGGGGCAAAGGCGGTGATGAGAGTATTGATCGAAACGTCGCCATTGCCGGCCGATGTTAAGAAGCAATTCCGCGACGCCAGCGAGGACGAGCAGCAGCAGGTAGATCCGAAACAACAGGAAGCTGCGGCCAAACTGATGCTCGAGCAGCAGACCGCGCAAGCCCGCATGGCGATCGAGAAGGAGAAGGCAACGGCCACGCTGATACAGAAGCAGCAGGAGGCCAATATCAATCAGCAGACCGAGCGCGAAAAGGCCGCGCTGGAAATGCAGATCGAGCGCGAGAAAGCGCAAAACCAAATGCAGATCGAGCAGTTCAAGGCCACGACGCAGGCGCAACTGGCGAGGGAGAAGGCCGCAGTCGATGCACAGGCAAAGCAGGAGCAGGCCGCCCAGCAGCAAATGCAGTTGCCGCTTGAGCAGCCGCAGGATGATGTTGACGTGCGGGCGCTGCACTATCGCAACGGGTTGGTGCTCGATCGCGACAAGGAGCGCAAGCAGCAGGACCGCAAGCTCGACGAGGCATTGGCGCAACTGGTCGGCGTCATCGGGCAGTCGCATCAGGGGTTGATGTCGGCAATGAGCAAGCCGCGCAAGGCGGTCATTCACCGCGATCCGCGCACCGGCAAGGTGATCGGCGCGATGTCGATCTCGGAGGATTAAATGACCGATAATATTCTGGTTGATCCTGGCACTGGCGGCAGCGCAAAGCCGGTTGCAACTGATGATGTCGGCGGCGTTCAGTATCAGGTGATCAAGATCGCGACCGGGGCTGATGGCGTTGCCAATTTTCTGTCGTCGGCCAACCCGTTGCCGGTCAGCAGCAGCACGGCCATTCCTACCACCTCGGGTGGTTTTGAATACGAAACCGTCGCCGCCTCGCAGACCGACCAGATCATGGGCGCCACCGGCGCGGTCGGCGATTATATCGAGGGGCTGCTTTGCGTCGTTTCGACCGCGGCCACTTCACAGGTGCAGATCAAGGACGGCAACGGCTCGGCCATCATCGTGCTGCCGAATGCCGTTGGGCCTGGTGTGGGCACCTATTACGTGCCGCTCGGGCTCAAATGCATCAACGCCACGACGCCGGGATGGAAGGTGACCACGGCGGCCGGCGTGAGCGTGCTCGCCACCGGGGACTTTACCTGATGTTCCACAATCGCCGCCGGCTGGGAGCGGTGCGGGTGCCATTCGTGGCATCGGCGGCCGGTTACACCGCGCAGGGCGTGCATTTCAACGGCAGCACGTACATGACCGCCAGTGCGCTGACTGGCCTGGTGGATGGCCAGAAGGGCATTCTGGCTTTCTGGTTCAAGTTCACCGGCAACGATGGTGTCTATCAGATCATAATGGAAAGCCGGTCGTTCTCTATTGGACTATCTCGCGATCCGTCAGGCCATTTTGGGTTTACGCTTAACAATACTTCTGCCGGCGTTGCGCTCAATTGGACCGGCGTCACCGCTTACACATCATCAATGTCAAATTGGGTTCACATACTGGCGGCATGGGATTTGAGCAGCGGAGGGGTGACTAGTCTGTATGTCAACGACAGTCCCGTTACACCACCATCGACATCAGGCACAGCAACTATCGATTATCTGACCCCCGATACCAATTTCGACTTTGGCGCGCGGTCCGGTGGCAGCCTCCCCGTCCACATGGACATGGCGGACTACTACTTCAACACCGTGGAATTTTTAGATTTCACCACTACTGCCAACCGGCGCAAGTTCATCAGCGCCAGCTTGGCGCCGGTTGATCTCGGAGCCACCGGATCGCTGCCCACCACTAATGCGCCGATGGTTTTCTTTCGTGGTCCCGTTGCCTCTTGGCACACCAACAAGGGAACCGGCGGTGGCTTTACGCTAACGGGAACGCTGACGGCATCGGCGACTAACCCGCCGTGAGGGTTAATCAATGTTGCTGGCACTCAACGCTTTCAAGGTAGTCAGCAGCGGGCCGCCCCCGGCCGCAAGCCGCACGTCGATCGGGCTGTTGCTGGCACTGACGCGGCCACTTGTTACCGGGCCGATCGAGCCGCCGGTCGAACCGCCAGCGTCGAATTATGCTGGGGGCGTCAGCCGCGGCCGGATGATCCGCAAGTTCAAGCGCAAGCGCGAGGAACTGGAAGAGCTTCTAGAAGCCATTGGCGTCACGCCATCGGAGCCACTGGTCGAGGCGCTGCAAAAGCTGCCGCCGCAGCCCGGCCTGCTGGCCGATGTGCCGGCGCCGCTTCGAACCGTCCTGCGATCGCTCCCCGACGAGGATGAGGACGAAATCGCACTGTTGCTTGAATTGCTTTCGTAACCGGCCACGACACGGCCGGGCGCCACGGGCGGCGCACTCAAGGTCCGCATCGCATCGTCCAAGCGACATTGGGCGTTTCCCGTAGTGGCCACGATACGGCCGAGGATGAAAACCATGAGCACCGAAAACACTGGTGATGGTGGCAACACCATCACGGATCAACAGCTATTTGACCACGCGACCAGTTCACCGGACCCGACGCCGACCCCGGCGCCGTCGCAACCCGCGCAAACCCCGTCAGACACGGGTGGAGCAACGGATGCGCCGCCGCCGGCAACCCGGCCGGACCTGCAGCAACAACAGCCGCAGCAACCGGGCCAGCAACCGCGAACCCCGGAAGGGAAATTCGCGCCCAAGCCGCCGCCGCAGCAACAGCGGCAACCGGAGGATCATCGCGTACCGCTTCGGGAAATGCTGGACGAGCGCGAGCGACGCCAGCGGATCGAGGCGGAATATCAGCAGCTGCTGGCGCATGTTCAGCAACAGCAGCAGCCGAAGGGCCCGGAAACCATCTTCGATGCCCCCGACGAGTATCTCAATCAACGGGTGATCACTCCACTGCGCCAAGAAATGCAGATGGAAATGATGCGACGCACCGATATGCAAAGCCGGGAATTTGCCAACGCGCAATTCGGAGAAGAGGCGGTGAATTCCGCTCTCGCCGATATCAGCCGGATCAGACAAACCCCGCAAGGGAATTTTGTGTTCCAGCAGATCATGGCGGCAGGGCATCCCTACGGCGCACTGGTCAAATGGCATAACCAGGCCAAGGCACAGCAGGCGATCGGCAGCGATCCGCAGGCGTGGCTAAAACAGCAACAGCAGGCCTGGTTCAACGATCCCAAGGTGCAAGCGGCAATGGCGCAACACTTGCGCCAGCAGCATGCACAGCAACAGCAGAATGGTGGCTCAGGTAATAATCCGCCCAATGTTTCGCTCCCGCCTTCACTCTCGTCGGTCCCGTCGTCTTCGGGCCGCGAGGGAGGGCTTGGCGATCTGAGCAGCGAGAGTTTGTTCAACTTCGCGATCAAATAACACCGGCCGTACCTGTCCGACACGAAGCACCCGCCCATCGAGGCGGGTTTTTTGTTGTCTGGATTGCTGCGGCCATAGCACAGAAAGGGCGTGGCCATGGCCACCAGCACGATCCAGACCAACAATAAACTGATCAAGTTCACCCAGCAGATCAATCGAGAGTGGGTGCGCGAGAATATGTTTTCGCCCTACATGGGCGAGGATGTTACCTCGATCATCCGCCGCCGCATGGAGCTCAAGAGCGGCGGCGAGCAGATGAATATCCCGCTGGTCCGGCGGCTCGCCGGCGCCGGGGTGTCCACCGGGCCCCTGGTTAACGCGGAAGAAGCCATCGAAGATTACGGCTATCGCATCTGGCTGGAGTGGGCACGCAACGCCGTGGTGACCACCAAGGCCGAGCAGCAGAAGGACAGCGCCGACAGTTTCGGCGAGGCCAAGCCGCTGCTCACCGATTGGCTGATGGAGTTGACCAGGGACGAGATCATCAAGGCGTTCATGGCGCTGCCTTCGGAAACCCAGCCATCGGCCGGCGTTCGTGTCAACGGCATCCTGTACGAGACATCGACGGCCACACAGAAAGGCCAATGGCAAACGGACAACGCCGACCGCGTGTTGTTCGGCGCCACCACCGCTAACCGTGTTGCGTCGGCCGTGGCTACCGACCACGCGGCGTCGCTGGTGCTCGTCGATACCACCGCGGACAAGTTCACCGCGGCTAACCTGTCGTTGCTCAAGCGCGTGGCGATGGGCGCCAACCCGCGTATCCGTCCATTCCGCACCAAGGACGGCTACGAGAACTATGTCTGCTTCGCCGGCCTCAATACGTTCCGCGATCTCAAGATCGATCTGCAGACCGTGAACAAGGACGCGCGCCCGCGCGAAACTCTTGGATGGCACTCCGCTCCGAACAATCCATTGTTCCAAGACGGAGATCAGCTTTACGACGGCGTGATCGTGCGGCTCGTTCCAGAAATCAGTGGCTTCGTTACCTCGACCTGGACGAACCTGCTAACTGCTGGCGCGGCGTCGGCCCGCGTCGAGCCGGTGTTCCTCTGCGGCCAGCAAGCCGCGGTGATCGCCTACGGGCAGATGGCCAAGCCCACATTCAGAAAAGAAGATGACTATGGCTTCATCACCGGCAGCGGCATCGAGGCCGCCTACGGTGTAGGAAAAATGTTCGCAAAAGTACCAAAAGCTGGTACGGCCCTAAAACAGTGGGGGGTCGCCACTGGATTTTTTGCTTCTGCATCAGACTGATAGCAGAATTCACCGGGTTCTACACCTTGGAGGTGGCGGCGCAAATGCCGCCACTTCCTCAAGGAGCAAGCATGCCGAAAATCACCTGGCTCGGCGACGCCGAATGCCGATGGAATAAGGTCACGTTCCAGCCCAGCGTGCCGATCGACATCGATGACCCGTACATGGTCAACAAGGCGCGAAATAATCCGAATTTCCGGGTGGAGGATTACGACCCGTTTCTGGATCGGCCGACGCAATGGCGCGAGCCGGCAACCGAAGCCGATCCGGCAGACTTCCCGCCGATCAAGCGCAAGCGCGGCCGACCGCCGAAAGTGAGGATCAATGTCGATCAGTAACTACGGCGAGTTGAAAAACGAAATCTCGGCTCTGCTGTTTCATCCGCGATTTGCCGCGCGCTACGACAATTTCACCATCCAGTTTGAAACCGCGGCCAATTCCCGGCTGCGGGTGCTGCCGATGGAAGAAAATGTATCGCTTACGACCGCCAATGGCGCCGTGACTCTGCCGACCGACTATCTCGCATGGAGATCGGTCAAGAGGACCGGGCGACCAGGCGAGCCGGAAGTGGACTATGTGCACAGCGCCTATTTGCCGGCCGCGACATCCAACCGTCAACCTCCGGTGTTCAACATCAGCGGCTCAACCTTCTTTGGTCGTCCGGTTGACAACACCGCCGACGCTTGGAATTTTTTCTATTACAAGAAAATCCCCACGTTGGTCACCACGCCGGCAAGCAACGGCAACACCAACTGGCTGCTGACCGAATTCCCCAACGCCTACATCTTCGGGCTGATGACCGAGGCCGCCGCCGCCCAGCGCAATCTCGAAATGGCGCAACTCTACAAGGCGCGGCGTGACGAGCAGTTCATGGAGATCATCCAGCGTTATGCCATGACCACCGGCGCTACCAGCCCGAGCGTGCGGACCGCGGAGTATTTCTGATGCACATCTTCGATGGAGATGGAAACGAAATCGCCGACATTGAGATATCGGAGAAGCAAACAAAAATCTTGGAACTCGGCGAGGAAGTGGTGTTGCTGTTTCACACTCCGCAACTGCTCCGCTCGCTGCTGGGCGAGCGCACCGGTTCGTTCATGCTCAAGAAGATCGGCGCCCGCATCACCGCCATGGATGCCGGCAGCGTCAAGAAATATGCCGACATGCTGCGGGCCGTCAAACAAGCGCGGGAGCATCCATGAAGCCGACCCCGGTTGAGTTTTCCGAATGGCGGCCGGATATCGCCCTGCTCGATACCAAATTTGCATCCGAGGTTGAGAACGTGTTCGCTGGGGTCAATTCTTATCTGCCGTTTCCGTCGCTGTCGCCGTTCAGCGTCGGGCCGTTGGTAAACGCCGGCAACGATAGCTTCACCAAGATACTGCTGCAGTTCGACGGCCCCACGACCACTATCACCGATGCCAATATTGGCGGCTCCGCGCATGCCTGGACGGCCGCGGGGAATGCGACATGCAACACAAGCGAATTCGTATTCGGCGCGGCATCGCTGCTGTGTGACGGCACCGGCGATTGGGTCACGACGCCAAATCACGCCAACTTCACGCTCGGCTCCAGTGATTGGACCGTGGACTTCTGGCTTAAGGTGGCGAGCGACGGCGTGCAGCTTGGCCTGTTCGGGCAATGCGATGCGGCAACGAGCACCGCCTCGTTCAGCATCGGCGCCTACCGGCACACTGATAATAAAATCTATGCGTCGTTCGGCACTCCCGGCGGGGTCGGTTCAGTTATCAGCACATCCACCGTGACGGTGGCCTCGGGCTGGACCCATGTCGCCTTTGTGCGTCAGGGCGCGATCTTGCGGTTGTTCATCAACGGGGTGCAGGACGCATCCCTTAGCTATGGCGCGGCTATAAATACCTCTACCAATGCCTTCCGCGTCGGGGCGCTGGGCGAGCGTACCACCGGGACGCTGAACGGGCGCATCGATGCGTTCCGGCTGTCGGTCGGCACGGCGCGATGGACCGATACCTTTACGCCGCCCGCAGCGGCGTATTTCAATGCCGGCGGGCGCGTCTGTGGCCTGTATTCCGCGCGCACGTCTACCGGCGCCTGGAAAACCTACGCCGGCACCACCACCAAGCTGTTCGCCTGGTCGCTGGCGGGCTGGGTGGATGTCAGCCGCACGGTCGGCGGCGACTACAATGTGCCGCCAACAGAATTGTGGTCGTTCGAGCAGAGCGGCACTCACGTCGTGGCCGTGAATATCAACGACGTGCCGCAATATATCGATGTCAATGCTGGCGCGAATTTTGTGGTGCTCCCTGGCTCACCGCCGCGCGCCGGGCATGTGCGCCAGATCGGCGATTTTCTGTTCTTGTCGCGGCTCGACAACAGCGGCGGTTTCAATAATCGCTGCTGGATCTGGTCGGCCATCAACGACATAACCGGATGGACCATCGGCCTAAATTTATGTGACATGCAGGAGGCCCCAGACGGCGGCCCGGTGCAGGGCGTGGCTGGCGCCGAGATCGGCTACGTCGTGCAGGAACGCACTATTCGCACGATCCAGTTTCTGCCCGGGGACACCACCTTCATTTTCAATTTCTCGCGGGTGCTGCACGATCGCGGCAGCGTTTCGAAATTTGGCTTCAATAGTATAGGCAACGTGCTCTACTTCGTCGCCGAGGACGGCTTCTACAGCGCCAGCGGCCAGCAAGTCACGCCGATCGGCGCCGACAAGGTCAACGAGTGGTTCCTGGCGAATTCCGATGTCACGCGGCGCGATGTCATTCACTGCCTTGCCGGGGTGAACAAGCCGCGGGTGGTGTGGGCGTTTCATGCCTCGTCGGCCTCGCCGATGTACGACAAGGAAATCATCTTCGACTGGAGCAATGGCCGCTGGGCCAAGGCGTCGGTTCCGGCGCAAGTCTGGGGATTGCTCGCCTCGCCTGGGCTCGACCTTGACACCACCGGCTCGGAAGTTGGCGATGTGCTGCTCGACAGCACCGCGCAATCGCTCGACAGTTTCGCCTATCAGGGCGGCCGGCCGCTGATTGGCGCCATCGATCCCGATGGGTTTCTATCCACGCTCACCGGGCCCAACATGCCGGCCACGCTGGAAACCGCCGAAGTGCATCTGGCGCCGGGCCTGCGTGCTTTCGTCAACGAGGTGTATCCGCTGGATGATGCCGCCGCGCCAGGCTCGATTGCGAATGGTACCCGCGAAACCCTGCAGGAAGGGCCGCCGGTCTGGTCGCCACCCGTTGACATCGAGCAGGCGGTGGGATCGGCCTTCATCATGACTTCTGCCCGGTTGCATCGTTTCCGCCGGTTAATTCCCTATGCCTCGACGTGGACGCACGCGCAGGGCGTGCTGGTCAACGTGCAGCCTGATGGCGAGGGCGTCGGTGGCTGACGATCTGCGGCCTCCGTACCGCATCGCCTTTGATAATGCGCGCGATCCCTACACCGCGCGCAATGCGCTCGGCCTCTTGGGCACCGGCGCGGGCATCAACTCGGTAAGTCCGCCGCTGTCGGTCGTCGGCGGGATCCTGACGATCAATCTGAGCGGCTATGCGCCGGTCGGCGCGGAGTACATCACTTCGGTTGCCGATGCCACGCTGACCGCCGAGCGGGTGTTGACCGACACCGCCACCGTCACCTGGAACCGGGCAACGGCCGGACAGATCAAGGCCAGCACGGTCAGCGAATTCGTTCAAGCCAACAAGACCACCAGTTCGGGTGCGCTGACGGCTGCTGTGATCGGCACCTATCACAGCACCAGCCTGACTGCTGGCGATTGGGATGTTTGGGTTCACAGCACGGTCACCTGTGCCGGTGGGAGCGGGTCGGGCTTTGAGTTGGAGCTTACGACGGGGGCAAGCTTATCTGGCAATAATCTGCGATACGTCGCCACCACCATGTCTGCTCCCGGCGCTGGCCATACCATCGACATTCCTCCGGTGCAGTTCGTGCTGGCATCAACCACAACGATTAATCTGAATTACCGGGCGGGCGTGACGGGCTGCTCGATTTCGAACGCCTACATAGCGGCACGCAGGAGATCATGATGGCACTCACCTATGAGCAATCGGCCGAGTTGATGAGCGATGCGATTTTCATCGGTCGGATCAAGGTGGCGTGCCTCAAGTACGCTGATTTTATTTCGCTTGAGGCGGCGAGCGTGCCGGCGCACTCGAGCCGGATCAAATGGGCGCAGCAGACGTTCGCAATGCCGGACTCGTCGGCGGCGGCCGTCACGCCAGCAACGGTCATGGACCCGGCGGTGCAAGCCGATGGTGCTGCCATCACCGACACGGCATTGCAAAGTGCCGTGGAGAATAGCGTCAACAAGATGCTGTGAGGAATAAGCAATGCCCGGTGAAAATATTCAAGATTGGTCGGTTACCGCGACCAACAACGGCAATGCTGACAGTTCGATAAACTTTGCCGAGGGCCAACCGCGCGCATCAGTGAACAATTCCGCGCGCTCGATGATGGCGGCGCATGCCAAGCAACGCAATCTGCATAACGGATCAATCGTCACCGGCGGGACTGCCAACGCGCAGGCGTTCTTTTCCGGGCTTACCTACACCACCATTCCAACCGGTTTACGGGTGCTGCTCAAGATCGGGCCATCACTGACCAACACCGGCGCTGTCACGTTCAACATGGACGGCATCGGCGCGGTTGCAATCAAGGATCAGATCGGCGCGGATTTGGGGCCCGGTGCCTTGGTGGCTGATCAATACTTCGAATTTATCTACAATGGCACCAGTTGGGTTTCGTTATGGTCTGGTGCATCAGGGGCGGTGCCGCAGTGTGGGCGGCTGGCGTATGTCAGCGCAACGGCACTGAGCTATTTGCCGGTCAACGGCGACCGGATCAAGATTGCCGGCATAAACTATTCCATCCCATCCGCAGGCATTACGGGGCTGGCCAATACCAGCGCATTCGTCGGGGGCGTGGCCGCGCAAAATCTTGCGGCGGCTACGCTCTACTATGTTTATGTGTTCAACAATGCAGGAGTGATCACTGCCGATTTTCGCACCGGCGCGCATTCAACCAGTGCCACTGCCGGTAATATCGGGACCGAAATCCTGACCGGGGACGACACCCGCTCGCTGATTGGGCTGTGCTATTCAAACGGATCAGCACAGTTTGCAAATGATGCAGCGCACCGTCAAGTTATCAGTTGGTTCAATCGCAGGAATATCAGAGTTCAGGGCCCCGCCGGTAGCGGCCTGGCCCCGCCAGGAGGACCATACGAGATAGTAAACAGTAAAGCATATTTTCTGACCTGGGCCGAGGAAGATATTGCTGCAAGCTGTTATGGAACATCCAATAACGACACAGCCGGGTTTGGAGTGTCGCATTTGTACGTTTACGCCGATGCCACAACACAGATGAACCAAACTGTACCAACGAACTTTCAACCCATTGCTAGCTATGCGGCCGCAATCTCATGTGCCGGCTCGGCAACTCTATCGGAGGGATTTCATTGGATTTCTGCATTTTGTTCCGCGAGTGGTGGCAGTTCAAATTTTGAAGCAGCTGTCGAAACCATGATCCGCGGTTGAAATGACGTGCGCCTGGTCGCGATCCCGCTGACCGAGCACGAAGCATGGGCGCATCATTGGTTGCCGTTCTTACCCCGGATTGCCAAACGATCGCATGAGAGCGTAGCCGACCTGATCGGGCAAATCCGGCGCCGCGAAGCGCGGCTTGTGCTGGTGATGGACGGCGAGATAGCGCAGGCGTTGATCGGTGTTCGCGTCCATCAGATGAACGGCAAGAATTGCGGCGACATCATCTGGACCGCCGGATTTGGCCGCGAGCAATGGCAAACCCTGATCCCTGAATTAGAGCAGATGCTACGCGATGCCGGTTGCGTCATGTGTCGGCCGATCTGTCGGCCCGGCTGGTCGCGGTATCTGAAAACGCGGGGCTATCGCATGAAACATATCATCATGGAGAAACCGCTATGAGCAGCGGCGGCCAGCAACCTGTCACACAGCAAACCCAGCAAACCAAAGACCCGTGGGCGCCGGCGCAGCCGCAACTGCAGCAGTCGATGAACCTCGCCCGTTGGTATTCCGACAACGACATCGGCTATCAGCCGTGGACCGGGGCGACCTTGGCCGACCCGCATTCCCTGACCCAGGCAGGGCTCGCCGGCCAGACCAGTATTTTAAGCCCGGACGCCGCCACCGGCACTGCGGGGGTTAATGCCGGACGTGCGCTCGGCCTCAACATGATCCAAAATCAGGGGCTCTCCCCTGAATTGAAGTCGCTCTATGAGCAGGCGCAGGGCGACCAGAACCCCTACCTTCAAAACATTCTCAACACCAGCAATCGGCAGATCAGCGACAAGATCGGTTCAAGCATGAGCGGTGCCGGCCGCTATGGCTCGGGCCAGCACACAGACGTGGCCGCGCGGGCAATGGCAGAGGCCGCGGATCCGGTGCTGGCGCAAGACTACGCCCGCAGACAGGATCAGATGCAGAAGATTGCCACCGGCGGCTTGGAGCGCGCCGGCCAATGGTCGCAATTGATGCCGACGCTCGATGAGGCTCGATTGGCCCCAGCGCAGGGGTTGGCAAATATCGGGCAATTTTATTCGGAGCGGGCGCAGAAACAACTCGACGATCAGATCAAGATGTACAACGCGCAGCAAGCGCGGCCGTGGGAGCAGGTGGCGCGGCTGTCGGCAATCGCCGGCCAGGCCGGCGCACTTGGTGGTACGCAGTTCGGAACCTCCACCACACCGATCAATCAGCCATCCACACTGCAGAAGCTGTTCGGCGGCGCTGCCGCGGGTGCCGGCATTGGCGGCTCGTTCGGCGGCCCGGCGGGAGCCGGCATAGGTGCGCTCGGCGGCGGTCTTCTGGGCCTTCTCTGATGCCGCGCGGCTCCTGGTATTCGCAGCTACCGCCGTTCGGGTGGTTCGACCCGCAGGACCGGCCCGGCTCGGCGGCCTATCAGGTCGGCGGGCGGTCGATCCCTGACAGCCAGCAGGGCATTGCGCTGCCGACGCGGGGCGGCCTGGGCAAGTGGTACAACGTGACGCCGCCGGGATCCGACCGGCCGTTTCCGATGCAGCAGACCGATATCGGCCCGGCGCCATCGACCGGGCGCGGCATCGATATCTCTGCGGCGGGCGCCCACCAGATGGGATACACGCCGAAGAATTTTCCCACCGATGCCAATTTCAAGGCGGAGCCAATCGACCTGACCGGCCTGGGCTTGGCCGCCAAATGGAACGGCGGCGTACCCGGCGACAACCAGACCGCTGTTGCCGAAGGGCCACCACCACAACAGGGGCGCAAGATGCCGAATAGCCTCATGGACATGTTTCAGGCGCAGAACCCCGCCGGCGAGCCGGTGGGTTTTGGCGATGCGGTCACCAGCCGCAGCAATAGCCTGATCGGGCTGGGGCTGGGGCTGCTGTCGCCGTCCAACCCGCTGCGGGGCGAGAGCACCTGGGGCAACGCCCTGCAGGGCTACATGGGTGGGGCGGGGCTTGATACCCGGCAGGCGCAAGCCAAGGCGGTGCTGGCGCATCAGAAGGCGCAAGATGCATTCCAGCGGTCACAGGCGGCACAGTCGCAATCCAATTTCGAGCGCACGTTTGCCCGCAACGATCCGGCTAACGCAGTTTCCCCGGCTCAAACGGCCATGCGCGATGTGCTCGGGCCGGATGCAACACCCGAGCAGAAATCCGCGTTCATGCAGGATTTCTATAAATCGAAAACCGAGGGCAATCTTGTAGCGCAGGCGGACCAGCGCCGCGCTATCGCACAGGCGCAGGGGTTGGATACCAACGATCCAAAGGTAAGAAACTGGGTTGCTGGTGGTGGCGCGCTCAACGAGGAAGGCAAACCGCTACCGGCTGAAACGGCGGCAGCAATTGCCATGGGAGGCAAGTTTCTCGATGAAGCCCCGGCCATCCGAGCAAAAATCGCAAGTGGGATGGCGACCGATACCATCACCGGCAAGGTAAAAACCTATTTGAATGCAGGCGAGCAAGGCGAGGTCGCCCGCAAGGTGAAATCGGGGACTGAGGCCCTGCTGCGCGCATTGACCGGCGCCGGCATGGGTATCGCAGAGGCGCAGAAATACGTCGAGCGATATGAAATCCAGCCCACCGACAGTTCGACGGGGGCGCTGTCCAAGTTCGATCAACTGCAGGATGAATTAACCCGAAGGGAGCAGGAGGCATTCCGCGGCCGGGGCGGCGTCCCGCGCGACCTGATGGACCGCCGGAAGGCCGCGCATGCCGCGCATGATGAGGCAACGCGCAAACCACCGGCTACCGCGTCGGAACCGGCCACTCCGGCTGCAACCGCGGCTCCGGTGCGGGTTACATCGCCTGGAGCCGCTCGCAAACTCCCGAGCGGAACGCAGATCATTCTACCCGACGGGCGATTGGGCACGGTGCCGTGATGGCGGACGAATGGGCCGATTTCAATCCTACAGCAGCGCCTGCCGGGGGCGGTGACGAATGGGCTGATTTCAAGCCAACGACCCGTCCGCCCGCCGATGATGTGTCCGCCGGCATGGTGTTGCGCGGAATTCCCGTGCTCGGGGCCTATATCCCGCAGGCCGAAGCGGCCCTCAAAGCCGCAGCGCAACCACTTAGCGGTGCTGGGGAGCCGGGGGCGTCATGGTCGGAACGCTATGCGGCCAATCTGCCGAAGCGGCAGGCCCGCTATGCCGAGGTTGAAAAGGAGCAGCCGATTGCCTCGGCGGCGGCGCAGATGCTTGGCGGTTCGCTGGCGCTGGCCCCTCTCGGGGCAACCGCACTGGGCGCCCGTGCGCTGGGCGGGGTTGGCACGCTCGGGCAAAGGGTCGTGGCTGGGGGGCTATCAGGGGCCGGCATATCGGCTGCGGATGCCTTGGCACGGGGGGAGGATGTCACCACGGCGGCCGAGCTGGGCGGCGGCATCGGGGCGGCGCTCCCGGTGATCGGATCTGCGGTCGGCCGCATTGGCCGGACGGCCAGGGGCTATCTCGGCTCGCCGACGGCCGACGAACTCAAGCCGGCGGTGGATGCTGGCTATGCAGCATTGCGGGCGGCTGACCTCGAAATCAAGCCGCAAGCGATCCAGAGCACGGTTAACCGGATCAGGATCGACCAGGAAATACATCCCAAGCTCGCGCCGCAGGTTAGTGGACTGCTGGACGATGCCGCCAATAAGGGCATCATGTCGCCGCTGACCGGGCTCAGTGGCGGCGTTAAATTCGATGACCTCGACAGCTTGCGTAAGCAGCTTGGCGCGGTTGCGCGCAATTACACCAACCCCACCGAACAGAAGGCGGCGCGTGACGCCATGCGCGGCCTTGACGATTATCTGGCCAAGATTTCGCCCGCCGATGTCTTGAAGGGCGACGCCGCGCAGATCGCCAAACTGGCGGCCGAAACCCGCGGCAATGCGGCGGCAGAATTCCGCCTGCGGGCAATTGATGCAATACGCGAGCGCGCCGAGAATGCAGCGGGCGCGGCCAACTCCGGTATGAACGTTGAGAACGCCTATCGGCGGGAACTGAAAAACTTTATCCGTCCTAACAACAAGGGCATTTCCCCGGCAAAAAAAGAAGGCTTCACCCCGGAGGAAATCAACCGCATGCGGGTGGCCACCCGCAGCACGTCATTTCCAAATATGTTGAGGCTGGTTGGAAATATGCTCGGCGGTGGCGGGGGTATAGCCACTACTGGACTAGCAAGCGCGGGTTACCTATCAGGAGACCCGAGATTTTATGCGGCTGCGGGGCTTGGGTTGGGTGCCCGCCGCATGTCCAACGCCATGATGCGCAACCGTGCCGAAATGCTCTCCCGCATGACTGCGGCCCGCTCGCCATTGGCAACGCAGATGGGTGTTGGCGGGCCTACGGGGCCGGCACTCAATCTTGGGCCAGCGCAAGGAGTGATACTCGGCGGCGCTCCCTCACTATTCGACATGCAATAGGAGGCGATAATGCTGGAAATGGCAATCAGTGTGCTGTGGTTCCTGATCGGCCTCATTGTCCTGGCCGGTATTATTTATCTGGCCATATGGGTGATCGAAGCCTTCGTCTGGCCGATCCCGGATCAGGTCAAAAAGGGCATCTGGGTTATCGTGCTGCTGTTGGCGCTGATCGCGCTTATCACAGTGCTGGCCGGTGGCGGCACGATGCGGATCCCGTTCGGACGGCACGGGTGACCCAGGATAGGGTTATCGGCATTGTCGTAGGCTTCACCACCGTGGCCATCACCTTGCTTGTGCTCGGGCAGTTCGAGCGCGCGGCCGAGGGCCGGGTGCCGTTTGACTGCTTCGATCCGACCGAGCGCGAGCGCGTGCGCGAGCTTGCGCTCAAGGGCATCGATGATGGATTGCAGGGAGCAATCTCCCATCTTTATTCGATTTGGCAGAAAGACCCCGACAGCGACCAACCCAAACGCGCACAAGTGGGTGTCGCAAACGCGATCAATGCACATGCCCGCGCGCGCAAGTTCACGCTCGCCTGGCAACCGCCCACCTGTCCACCGGAGAAATGACATGCCGCTGACCATCATCAACGGGCCGATCATCGACGCCGGCGAAAGCCTGAGTGCCGGCATCGATTGCTCGGCTGGGCCGATCGTCAAGATCACGATGCCCGGCAACTTCGTCGGCGACACGATCACCTTTCAAACGTCGTCCGACGGGATCATGTACAACGACATTTTCGATCCTAGTGGCACCGAGCTGATGTTTCGGGTGATTGCCGGCACCGGCATCATTGGCATGCGACTGACCACCGGCTTCGTCAAATTCAGATCCGGCACCCGCGAGCGGCCGGTGGTGCAGCCGGAGCTGCGCGAGTTTGCGGTGGCGCTGGATGTGGCCTCGGCCCCGGCGGGCACCAATGAATTGCGGGTGCGGCTGCTGGGAGGGTTTGCGCCATGAAGGTTGTGATCTCGTCCGGCCATGGCAAGCACATCCGCGGCGCCTCGGGCTATATTGACGAGGTGGACGAGGCGCGCAAGGTGGTGGAGAGCGTGGCTGATGGCCTGCGCGAGAATGGTGTGGAAGTTACGACCTACCATGACAATGTGAGCGACGATCAGTCCGAGAATTTGACGCGCATATGTGATTTTCACAATTCGAAAACACGCGACCTCGACGTGAGCGTGCATTTCAACGCCTACGAAACCACGCAAAAGCCCATGGGCTGCGAGGTGCTTTATGTGTCATCGAGCGGCCAGGAGATTGCCGACGATGTCGTTGACCGTATTTGCGGTGTATCCGGGCTGATCAACCGCGGCCCGAAGAAACGCACCGATCTTAAATTTCTCAACGCAACCGAGGAAACGGCCATTTTAATTGAGACTTGCTTCGTTGATAGCAGGGCCGATGTGGACATCTACTACCAGTATTATGACGTGATCTGTGGCGCGATTGCCGACGCCATTGCTGGGGAAGATAGCGGGGAGCCAATTCCCCCAGAGCCACCCGAACCGCCGAGCTCCGTGCTGTTCGCCGCTGCGGGAACGTGCTCGACCTTTGGGGGGCCAGACGATACCGGCGTTAGCCCGAGCGAAGGCTTGGCCATGTGGTATGAGCCAGAGGAGTGCCCCTGGCTCATGCTCGAAAAGCAGCCGCCCGGCACGACCGGGATGGCACGGCGTTTAGATCCCGGGGTATTTTACCTTGCGGCCCGTTGGGACTATTCGGTCACTCCCAAGGAAATGTTGAGGGGCCCGCAGATGGCGATGGTCACCAACGCAGACACCGGTGTGCAGCGGCTTGCCCACGTTGCCGATTGGGGGCCGCACGAAGAACAGACCGGCCGGGCCGCAGACCTCTCCCCGGGGTTGGCCGACAGCCTTGGCGTGAGCACTGACGACGAAGTGCACGTCATGTATCCCTACCGCCCTGCCACACCCACCAGCTAACCAGTGCCGCCCCGATTAACGCTACGGCCAGCACGCCGATTGCGGTCACCAGCACGACCTGATCGCCGGTCATCGCAGCGGCACCGCGCAGCCGGCGAGCACGATCGCCAGCACCGTGCCGCAGGCGATGCAGAACAGTACCCAGCCGAAGGGCGCGGCCCAGTTCGGGATCATTTCCGTTCCCAAAAGCCGCGGCCCGGCGCCGTTGTTGCGGCAAGACGCCGAGCCGCTGACGGCCGCCTGGAGGGTGAACCCCAGCGACCGTGTTCGCTTACGCGCTCGCGACGTTGAGCGGCGCTTGTTTCCTGCGCCGGATCAGAGCCAGACCAGCAAGCCCAGCACCAAAGAGCGCGAAGGCGGGCGGGATTGGCACCGCTGCGAGCGGCACGATATAGAAGCTCTCCGCGCCGTCAGATGCGCCTTGCCATGCTGCCCGGAAGATCAGACGGTCGCCGATATAGGGAGCAAGGTTGAAGCCGCTGATCAGATAGTCGCCCTTGCCATTGCCGTTGTTGATATCCGGCAATGCCAGTGAGCCGGTAAAGTCAAAGATGACTCGTTCGCCGATTGGCAAGTCAAGATCGATCAACTGAAACGCGGTTATCGTTTCCTCGCCTTTTGCAGTGTTAACATCGATGACAACGCCGAAGGTGCCACCGGCATCAGTGAACGCCTGTAGCAGCGATCCGTTGTAAGGAAGCGCATTGACTTCCAGATTGCCAGGGAGTGGTCCACCACCAATGATATTGGTGGAGAAGGTGTTGAAGCTCGTCAGGTTGCCTGTCGAGGTGAAGTCGTTGTACCCGAAGTTAGCGGGCTGATTGCCACCTGCGCTCGTGCCGCAGATGATGCAGGGATTGCTTAGTGACTGCGGAACCTCCAGCCCGGCGGGCAGCGCCGTGATCGTCAGATTGTTGAGTACGGCTGCGCTGGCTGGTGTAGCAAGCGCCGTTCCTGCCAGCAGGACGGCAGCTAGTAGTAGTTTTTTCATCGTGATCTCCGGAAGGTGCTGCGGAAGTGCAGCGCACCAAGCCGCCCATCCCTAGGCGCGCTGCGCTGAACTACTTGGGCCGATAGAAACATGGTTGGGAGCATGGACAAGAGCACCGTGAGCGACGATAGCTCAACGATATCAATGAGCCGTGGCCGAAACTCAGATGGCCACAGTGGTGTTTCTGCAAGTGTCATGCCGTCTCACGCCGTTTCATTTTCGTCAATGTTTTCATTGGTTTGGTGTCGCCAGTCGTCTCATCCCGTTTCTGTCTGTCGTACTCCATCGCGCGTTGAAACATGGACGAGAACATGGACAGGCTTTCGTAGCAGTAACTCCACATCCCTCCGTTTGATCAACGAGACTGACCCGAGCTTGTGAATGGTGAGATCGCCGGTCTTCACGCGCCGATACAGCGTCGCGCGGCTGATGCCCAGCATGGCGCAGACCTCGGGGACGCGGTAGGCGAGACGGTCGGTCATGGTTGCCTCGTTAATTCAGACGCCGCCCCAACGCATTGATTGGAGCAATGGATAGGGCGGCGCCGATCCGCCGATCGGGGGGGTACGGATCCCGTCGGCGAAACTGTCATGGCTTTGGCTCCAGTGCGCGGCGGGCGGCGAGGGGCTGACCGGCGAGCGCAGCGCGGGCGAGGGCTTGGAAATAGTCTGCATCCGTGGCGTCCTGCTCGCGTGCAATCTCTTGCAGCCACGCCGTGAGCCGCTCGATCTCGGCGGCGGCCTCGTCATAGAGTGTCGGCGGTTCATCATCTTTATGATAGCGGCGCAGCCGCTCAACGATGTCGGTCATTCCCGCCTCGCCGGTTTGCGGATGATCTCGCCCGCGAAGTTGCGCCACGCCCTGATCGTGCGGTCGCGCCTGATGCCAGCGGCGCTCGCGCGGACCCGGTTCGATTTGGCAATAGTCGGAATGTCTTGCTTCGTGGTCTTGGCACCATGACAGCCGACGCACAGGCATTGGCAATTCTCCAACGAATTGTCTCCACTGAATTCCGACGGGTTGCGGTGGTCATAGTGAAACTTGCCAAACACCAGCAGCCCGCCGCAGCCCTCGCAACGGCCCATGGCGCGGCGGAAGGCGGCGAGCCTGGTCGCCTTGCTGAATTCAGCGCGGCTCATCTGCAAACACCACTCCGTTCTGGACGCCCCAAGCGGTGATCAACTCGATCAGCTCGATCATGTCGCGCTTGCTCAATTTGCTGGATTGCAGCCCATAGGGCACGAAGGTGGCGTTATCGAGCGATGGCAGGAATTCCACCTGTTGGCCCATGGCGTGCAGGAATAGCGCCTTCCACTGATCGGGGGCATAGTAGCGCCCGCAATGCTGTTTCTGTGCTGCGATCTCTGTGAGCATGGCCCACATCTTGGCATTCTGCTCGAGCGAGCGGCGTTCCTCCTGCACGATCATGCGATAGGCAGCGCCGCTGGTGAACGACTTCTCTGCCAGCCGTGAGGCAGTGCGGCGGGGGATCATGGCGCGCCCGTTCCACTCGAATGTGATAGCGGGGGCGTTCATGCCGCCTCCTGCCCGTACCGCTTGCGGAGCAGATCCACAGTGGCGTCGAGATCGATGAGGAATTGCTCGGTCTGGATATCCAACTCTGCGATGCGTTTGTCGTCGCGCATGATCCGCGTGATGTGCAAACGCATGGGTTCGGGCAGGCGCCGATCGTAGGAAACGAAGTCGCACCATTGCCGGCCCGTGCATGCCATCTGGAATTGCATTTGGTCGATATAGCCGGGATCGATCTTTCCGCCGAGCAGCGTGTCGATGTGCTGGCTCGTGTTCGGGCACTTGATCTCCACCAGCCCGTCCTTCCCGACCAGCCCGTCGGGCGAGGCGCCGGCCATGTCGATCGTGGGGTGCGGGACAAACCCTACTTCCTGCACGTCCACGTCAGCCTGGAAGGCATAGGCGGCGCGCGCCTCCGGTTCGCATTCGGTGCCGTTGGCCATGGCCGCACTGACGAAGTGCGGCGCCGGCTCGCCGGTCAACCGTTCCGTCACGAGCTCGGCCATGTAGTTTTTGCGGCCAGCGGTGAAACCACCAGAGCGGGTGACGGCCACGATGTCATGGACGCGACTTGCCGTCACCCGCCCGCAGCGGGCTTGTTTCCATTCTTCTGTGCCCTGCTGCAGTGTCATTGTGCCGCCTCCTGCGCAGTTGTGCGTCGAGGCTTCCGGCGCCGGTCGCTCTCGGCCCGACGTTTGGCGCGCGCTACGTATTGAGCGGCAACGAGAGCCGTGCAGTGTGGGCACAAGATGCGGCGTTTATGCTTGCCGACCATTTCGATAAAGTAGGTGAGTGGCCAGCCCTTGCATTCGTCGCAGGTGATCATGAGCCAAGCCCCGCTTTGAAGTTTTTGATCTTGGCCACGATGTCCACATACTTGCGGCGGGGTACTTCGGTCAGTTCGTCATATCCAACGGCCCGCACTAGTTTTTGAACCCATGCCTTAGTGTAATCTTCTTCCGTAACGTCGCGCGGCCGTGTTGCGTATATCTCGCGCGCGCTTTCCCAGATGTCCTCTAATTCTTCGAACGTCAGCAGTTCACCGGTGCCGTTGCTTGGCAACTGCGGCCCCTTGTTTGGGATGTCATCAACCTCGGTTTCATCGAGAAGGCCTAAACCGCTGATTGACAGCGTGACACGGCGCTTGGCCTTGGTGACGGCTTTCAGCACAGCATTGGCGCGATCCTCACCGTGTAGGCTCGCGGGGAAAGCCACCACGCCAAGGTCTTCGTCGGTGCGGCCGGTGCTGTCCTTGGCGCGAACATGGACGGTCAGCAGCCCGTCCTGCATTTCCTGCGATACGATCTCGACGCTGATGCCATTGAGCTTGCGCAATTGGTCGGCGGCATCGCGGCGGGCGTAGAGCGTGAGCTTGCCCTTGAGCGTGATGTATTCGAATGGTTTGGTCAGCGGGTTGAGCCCGAGGCTTTTGCAGGTTTCGGTGTAGTAGCGCGTGCGTTCCTCGGGCGTGAGTTTGCTCAAGTCGCCCTTGAGCAACACCGCTTCCATGATCTCGCCGGCGGCAGGAGCCTTGACGGGGACGGTCATCAGTATCCCCCCGCCTGTTCGGTGAAGCCGTCGCTGTCCATGCGTTCGGCGTCCTTGCGGGCCTGCTCAACCTGCTCGCGCAACTCCTTCACGCGCTCGCGGTCCAACGGCATGCCCATCCCGTACTCTGCGATTTCGAGACGGAGTTGCAGGCGGCGGAAGTGCTGTTTCGGGGTCATGACCGCACCACTTTCAGGCCGCGCTCGCGGCAGAAGTCATGCGCGTGGGCTTCGGTCATGTAGGCGCGGGGCGCAGGCCGGGAGAAGTTTCCGTGATTGGCCCAAGTGACCAGAAAGTAGGTTTTGCCGTTGATGCTGGTCTTGGGGGTGATCTTCGCGGTTCCGAGTTGCATTGACGTTCTCCATTGCTCCAATGCAACGGAGACTACTCCACACGGTGTGGGGTTGTCAAGCCATACATCAGCCGGGCGAAGAGAATAATTGCAACCGGCCGTCCCCAACGTCTCGTAACATTTTGTGACAGTGGTGGTACGGAGCGGTGGCTACACAAAAACGACATGTGCGTTAGCGTGGGCGTGCTGGCCCACGTTCAACCACGGTACTGAAAGGGGACGCTCGATGGGACAGGCAATGCCAGAAGACTATGACGCGCCGACGGCCGCAGATGACGCCAATCTGGCCATGCAGCTGGTTCTACAGCTGCCCCACGACGCGCGCAGATCGCATGCCGTCATTTCGGCCATGCGCCGGTTAGTCGAATGGAAATACGACGAGGAGAGCCCCCCGCCCGGGGTTCATTTTTTGGCGGATTTCAGGCGCCGGGTCAGCGATTGAGGCTCATTGGCGCTTTCTAGGATGATCCGCTGGATTTTCTCGCGCAATTCCGGGGGCAGGTTGACCATCTGCCCCTGGTAGACCCAGTCGAGTGATACCCCCAGGGTGCGGGACAGCGCGAGCGCGTGATCGATCGAGATGCGCCGGTTGCCGGCCTCATAGTTCCCCCACGCCTGTCCGCTGCTGATTGCTCCCACCAGCCGCCCCATCATGACCTGGGTCAGCCCCAGCGCCCGGCGCGTGAGTTCCAGCCGGCGGCCGATCTCGGCAATAGATGTAGGGTCTGACGGTGTGCGGACCATGACCCCTTGTGTCTCCCAACACAGTGACGGGTGTCAACTACCTCCCGATTGGCATCGGCCCCCGCCCGGCTGAGTATTGACAACTCTTCGAATTGTGGGGTATGCCATAGCATGCCCGACGAAATCCGCAAACGATTTGCCGCGATGGCCATTGACAAGCTCGGGGGGTCCACCGAGGTCGCGCACCTGCTCGGCCTTGACGAGCGGGTGGTCAGCAACTGGAAACGCCGCGGCCTTCCCCCGCATACCCATCATGCGTTGCCGCCACTGCTGCGCGAACTCAGGATCGATGCGCCCCCGGACATGTTCGGTCAGCTCATGATCCTGCGCACGCGCGTGGCGCGCCCGCCACGTCCCAAGCCCACCAACGGCAACGCTCCGGCGCGCAGGCGCCGGTCATGAGAACCAAATCCGGGCTGCACCCCTACGACGTCGGCAAATTCTTCGTTTTGAGGGGCTGCGGCAAGCGGTGGCCGCTGCGCGACGTCGCCCAGGTCTCCGGCTGGACCGTGACCCGCATGCTCGCGCACATGTTCGACAAGCGGGTGACCGACGTCGCCAAGGAAATCATCGACTTACAGATCACATTGGAGGACGGCGAGCATGGGCACGAACGGCAACGGGACCAATCCGACGACGAAGGACTCCCAGGCGATCGAGCGGCTGCAGGCGGTCGCTGAAGCGGCCACGGCCGCAAGCTCGGTCGAGGATTTTCTGAGCCGAGCGGAGGCTGCCTTGCAACTGCTGGAGGTCATCGGCCGCGAGCTTGGATCGGCCGGCGGGGCCGACGAGCGCGAGATCATCGCCTTTGCCGAGGGTCAGCGCAGTGACCTGCATGCGTTCGTGCGCAAGTTGCTCAGTCGTCATCGCCGCCGGGTCGGCGATCTCGAAAGGATCCTCGGCGTTCGTGCGGAAGGATGAGGGAGGACAGTCATGGCAGCGATCAAATGCGGTTGGTCTGGATGCACAACCGAGAGCAACCAACCCTTCACCGAAGGGTGGGCTGCCTGCGATCTGGATTTCGGCATGAAGCACGAAATGCTGTGCCCGCATCATTCCGAAGCCTACGAGGCGCTGGCCGTAAACGCCCAGCCTCCGACCCCAGCGAAAAACTGAAGGCAAATACGCGTAACGTTACGCGTATTTCACAGAGCGGGAGGGCGGACATGGCACAGCTACAGATCGTTCAGCAGGTCAACCGAGCGATGGAATGCTCGTCCTGCGGTGCTGCTGGTATCGCGGCTTGCGATTGCGGCGCGCCTTACATGCCGGCGTCCGCCCGCGCGGCCAAGGCCATAGCCGACAATCCAGGGAAATCAAACGTCGCCATCGCGGAGCTGATCGGCGTCAGTGACGAGACAGTCAGAAGGGCACGCCCAAAATCAACCTCCACAGATGTGGAAGTTGAGAAACGCATAGGCCTCGACGGCAAGGTTCGCCAAATGCCCAAACGTAAAACCAAGACCGAAGAAGTCATACCAACAGAACAAGAGGCTTACGCAGAACAAGAGAAACATTTGTACGACCACGCGTGCGAGCTCGTGGAATTGATGGCTCGTGAAACCCGGCAAAAATTCTTTGCCTGTCTACGGAGGCGATACCGTGAGGAGTTTCAATAAAATACCGAAATCCGGCGCAAAAGGCTTTGGCATTTCAGTGATGCCAAGCCGAGATGCTCTTGATCGGGCAATCTCTGATAACGGGCAATGCGAGCCACGTCGGTGTTGGCATAAGCTCGGGATTGCGGAAGGCATGGTCGCTCTTGATCCCGATTTCAACTTGAAATCCCTGAGAGTGGACGCTGGGCACGTCAAGCTGCGCTACAAGGGCTGGCGATACGTTGCGGATACTCCAAGGCACGTAAAACGATCCCTAATGTTATTTGATTTGGGGCGGTACGGCGAGCTTTACATCCGCCAATATCGGCTCCGGTTTCGTCGGACAACCAAGATTATTCCTGTCACCAGAGAGCGGCTCAAACAAATCTACGCGGCGCAGGACAAGCGGCGAAGCGAAGGACGAGAGAAGCCTTACCAGCCGCCGG